TTACTAATGCCTTTCGGCTTATCTAAAGCAACAGTCTTAGGTGCTGCCGGAAGCGGTGGCGGTTCTCCTGATGAGGGAGGAAAGTACGAATGGATTGCTGGTTATACTGGCGGTTCTAGTTCTTACAATTTCACTAGTTTGCCAGCAGGTTACAATGAGTACGAAGTAAGAATTTTTGCTCCTGCTCAGTCATCAGAACTTAGTGTTTCTTGGCAAGTAAACAGTTTAAATACTGGTTATTGGTATAACTCTTGGGTTTCATACAACAGCAATAAGTGGAGCACGAGTAGCAACAACAATTCAGACAATCGTCTTGTTTGGCAAAGCGGCGCTAATTCTGTTTCTGGAACAGTGTCATTTGTAAATGTGAATAAGAACGACAAAGTTGCAGGAATGTCGTTAGGTGGTAACAACTACATAAGCGGTAACAACTACGGTGTTTTAAAACAAACTTCTGCATTGACCGGCGCTGTTCAATCTAGCGGTATTACAGCTATTACGATATATTCATCATTTGGGAATACGTTTGATTCAAACTCAACGATTAATTTATTTGGGATTAAAGATTCGTAATGGCTAACAACAGTTACATCCCAATAGCGCACATAGATACTGGTTCTAATGAAAGTTCATTTGAATTCACGGGGTTAGATACCCAAGGTGATGGGTGGAAAGAACTTATTATTAGAGGAAATGTTCAAAGTTCAACCGGTTATTTTAGCAACTTTATAACTGCCCAAGTGAATGGCTCAACTAGTGCGTACACACGACTTCGATTTGCTATGTTGGACAACACAAACACTAGTATTTCGTACGATCAGAACGAAGCCCATATGTATGCAGGGTATATGGGCGGTTCTTATTTGGGTGATTGGCCTGTAATTTTTGAATTAAGAATTATGGGGTGTGGATCATCTTCACGGGGCACCACTTTTGTTAGCAGGTTCGGATTTGGCGGACATTCTGGTAACGGATACATGGGCACTGGTTGGGGTGGCGGCTATTACGACAGCACTAACAATATAACTAGTATCAAATTAATGGCTGATTTCAATAATAAGTCGTCTGTTACTTTGTGGGGACGTAAATAATGTCTACGAATTATGACGAGTTAGCTGTTGTTGAGTCTAACGGATCAGTTTCAACGTTGTTAGTTACTGGCATAGACCAAACTTATGATGACTTGCATGTAATTTTTGAAGGGTTTGTAAACGACGGCACAAACCCTTTTAATAACATTTTTGTACGATTAAACCAAGATTCTAATGCTAGTAATTACTCTACAGAAGTAATGATTAACGATAACGGTTCAAGTCTTTTTCAACAGAGAGCCCCCGGTGTAGAAGCTGGTTGGACTGTTTACAGAACGCCTGCTGTTGTTAGTGGCAATATAGCTAATTGGGCTTATATGTCTTTTGACATTAATAATTACACTTACGCTGGTTCGCGAAATTGTGTAGCCCAACATCACACAGTTCAACAAGCTAGTGGTTGCGCTATGGGGGCTATGGGTATGTCTTATTTTGGTACTGCTGCGGTTACAGCTATTGAAGTTACAGTTGTTTCTGCTCTTATTGGCAACGGTTCAACTCTTTCTATTTATGGAATTAATAACTCGTAGGTGAAATTATGACTTTAACTAAAGCTGTTATGGATTGTTCAACTGGTGAATTAACTATTGTTGAACTTAGCGCTGTAGAACTAGAAGAATTGGAAACTCAGGCTGCTGCTAGAGACGCCGATTTATCAGATATTCGGCAGCAACGGAATCAATTACTCGCAAATTGTGATTGGACTCAGGGCGCAGATGCTCCATTAACAGAAGCACAAATTGCTTCGTGGGCAACTTATCGACAAGAGTTGCGTGATTTCCCAGACGGTAAATCTAAAGTGTCAGAGTTCCCTACAGAACCAGAGTTTGGTCAAATAATTTGGCCTACTCCTCCTAGCTAGGATTTGTTATGCCATTCGGAGTTAATAAAGCAGTTGTTTTAGGCGCTGCCGGTGGCGGTGCTTCAGGCGATGCTTGGTATGCCATATACACAGGCGCTTATGACACTTCACAATCATTTGGCGACTTTGATATTGGGTTAGACACAACTAACGAATTGCTTTATGTTGGCGGTCGCCAAACTAAAACTGATACAAGCGGTTATGCCAACTTGATAGGGGTTTACTCAAACTATAAAACTGCCCCAACTTACGACGCCACTAATTCACAGTTCGATACCCAACAAGTTTATATTGGTGACAATTCTTACACTGGTCAATATCACAGCACTAACGGATACATTGACCGCCCCGGTAAATCTCCAATAGTTGGTTGTTATGGTGCTGCCAATGGTTCTACTCCTAGTGCTGGTTACAGCAATCTTTGGTATTTCCAAGCAGACGCTAATCTGAGCAACCCTGCTGATTTTGATACAAACTTCTTTGGTCAGCGGCTAGGTTTCCCAAACACATCCGGCGATGGCCACCTTTATGGCAATGCTAGCCAAAGCACAGGTATGTGGACTTGGGGTAGCGATGAACTAATTGCGACAGGCTATTCAACTAGACGTGGAAACCAAATGGGGTACGGCGGCTATTACTGGGCTTATGTTCCTTGGGTTAATTCATCAGGAACCATGATAAATACTTATCTATGGGGCTGGCCCGGAAGCGCTCATGTTGTTCCTTTTGGTGCGGCTAAAACTACGGCTGATGAAGGGTGGCAATTTGGTTACCAAAGTGGGATTACAGGCAGTATTAGCACGGCACTTTGCCGAATCACAAGAGCAAGTTCTAGTGCTTTAACTTTGGCACCTCGTTATCTACAAATGAACACTCATAACGCAACCCAATACGCAAGTAATATTTGCCATAAAAATGGAAGTACTAACGATGTGTACGTTCATGTTGCTCAAAGTAACGATGGTACTGACGCAAGGTATGGTGTTTGCGAAATAGGTGGTCAGTATATGAATGTTACTGGCGGTGTTGGTGTTTACATGAGCGACAGCGATTGGAACAAAATAGACGCTGGTGGGTGCAGCGGTATCACCGATAGCGAAAACAATCATTATATGTTTATTGCTGCTCAGGGAACTGGTGGGAATACAATGCGTGGGCATGTTGTAAAAATGAGTGCAGCAGGCGCAATCCTTTGGCAACGTTCGTTAGAAATTAATGGTGCTTCAAACGCAAGCGGCGGTAACGGTTATTTTGAATGGGAAGGTGTCAAACTTGATGATGACGATGTTCCTATTGTTGGTTTCAGAATGAGTAACGCTAACAACTATTATCGAAGTGGCGTTATGCGTGTCCCTACTGACGGTGGAACTGCACAAGGATCTGCAACAAGTTGGACTGACGGGTCATATTCTTATTCAACACAATGGTTAGACGACAGTCTTTGCACAACACAAACAACAACTTTTAGCATTTCACAAAGTTCTTTAACATCAACAGACACTAATGAGATAACTTCAAATACTTGGAGCAGAGGCGCAGCCGGTAGTGGAAACAATTTCCAATTTAGAGGCGCAGATAGCGGCAATACGTTTAGAGGGGCGACTGTAACGTGACGTATTTTATAGCTGGTGATAATCCTACAGAGCTTTTAATGATTAACGATATTTTGCAGCTAGATGATACATGGGTGCCTTACACTGATTTACCAGAATCTTTAATTACAAAAGGTTACCGGTCTGTTGAAGTGTTAAACGACGCTCCTCCTTTTGAAGTAAATGATGACGGCACTGTTACTAGATGGGCATTAAGCAATCCAAAACTTGTTAATAGCAAATGGGTTATGGAGTATGAGTCTTACCAAGAAGTGTGGCATGACCCTGTAAACGATGAAATATTTGGAATGCCATCATATGAAACTGATTGATGCTCCCGGCAAAGTCAACACTGGACGACCATTAAAACCGTTCGGAATAGTTGTTCACCACACTGCTTCAAACCGTAACGCAGACCCCGACAACGTAATTGCAATGTGTGTACGAGGAGTCAACAAAGTCCCCGGACCTTTGTACAACTACATCATTAAACGTGATGGCACTATTGTTAAGTTGACTGCTGAGAACGTGAAAGCTAACCACGCTGGTCGTGGGTTGCAAGCTGTGTTGACACGGATGCAGCAGAATAATCCTGTTATCGGCGACGCTACTGGTCCCGGTAAGATCAGCGCTAACTCTCGTTTAATAGGTGTTTCTCTTATTAATGACGGGTT